GTTGCCAGACAAATCCAGAAACATCGGCGACACGTCTTTAAAGTGGGTCAGGTCGAACGTGGATGACGTGGCACCGTTGGCCGTGGTGGCGACGGCTTGCAGGTCGGTCAGGGCGAGCTTGTTTCCGTGGGCGATCATGCGTTGATGGAGCTCGGGCAATTCATCCATGAACTCCGCCAGGGATTGGTAAATTTGAAAAACTCACATGTTTTCATACGCGTTTTTGTGCTCCAGATTATTCCGCCTGTGGCTTCTGTGGTTATCCCGCGGGCACTACATTTTCCGTGGCGCAATTGCTTGTCCGATTCCGCCCAATTTTGGCAATTCTGACATCTCATAACCAAGTTGCATAGCTGGAGAATTGCACCCAGCCGATGCCGCTGTCGGGGGTGTTGGTGTTGTTATTGATGGTGGAGAGATAAAAGCCCGCCGACGTGCCGGAGCCCAGGGAAACCGCATCGCTGATGGAATAGGACGACGCACCCGACCAAACCCCGCGATAATTGACCATGCCCACCGATGCGCCTTGATGGAAAATCCAAAACACGTTAGCGCCGTCGAGGTCCCCCGCCAGCGGTGTGCCTGATGGGGTGCCCGTGGCCCCCGGATAGGGGAATTGGGGCACATTATATTTCACCACCCCAGAAACGGTGATTTGCGCTGGCACGGTCTGCGCCGCCTCCCAGATACCGGCCGGCGAGGTTGTGATAATGGCCGCAACCAAATCCGTCAGTCCCGTGGTGGCTAGCGAATTGCCTGGCGAGATGTAAACCAAGGTACCCTTGCTCACTGCCACCGTTGGATCAAGCTCCTTGTTTGGTGTCTGCCATTGGTCATTTGCTTGTCCACCAGCTTGCGGATTAATCACATGCGCCGTTACCCCCCTATTCCGCTGGCTGAATTTAATCGTAGTCGAATCGAAAAATTGCAACTGGTTCAAACGACTAAGCAAACGATTTATGAAATCGCTTTCCGGTCCATTGCCAGAGCCATCTTTGCTTTGTCGGTAGGTTCGCATTTATCTCGGTAGATAGCGGAGCGTTGACCACAAAGCCAAAGCGTATTCTGTATGCACCTCAACCATAAAGTTGCTCAAAACTGTTTCTTGCGTAATCTTTTTAAGAAATCCCCATTGATAGAAGTTGGCTTCATCTGGTGCCGCATATTGCTGAGGTATACCTGCAATCTTGGAATAAAGCCTAGGCGGAAGATTGTATGTCCATCCGCTACCGACCTCGGAAAGCAATTGAGCAGTGGTGTAAATCTGCTGCGTGTAAGCTATGCTTGTATTATACAATGCTCCGGGGCTGCAATATGAAGTGTGCCTTAAAACATAACTTGGAGATTCATACTCAGTCTGTCCCTTAAGCACTTCGATCAATATCTGCTGAGACTTTCCGGTTGGCGATGTCACAGATGACAGTGGTCCGAACGCATACCCTGTCGGAGTAGTGGCATCAACAACGCCGCCTTGCCCTGCCGTTGGGTAATTCAATGAAAGAACCTTTGCAAGCGCATTGATGGCAGATACAGCAATGCCAATGTTTAGCTCATTTGTCCTAGCCATGTACGACAAGATTTGCTTGTCATTGTAATTCATCCAGCCAAGGCTGCTTCCGACTATTAACGGATTGGCGAAAATCGTATTTGTCAATTCATCTGTGATAAGCTCCCATGAATCGAAATAGTATTCTGGAACAGAGTAGTTTCCAATATTAACGCTACCGGGAAACGAAACCTCCAATGTCCTTTCCTCCGCGCCAAGGCTCCCGTCGTTATTTTGGTCCAGTCCGCGCAATGTTCCGCTGGCTCCGAATCTGTTTATGTAATTGTAATACGCGACAAGCGAATCAACATTGGTGCACGAAACTATAAATTTCGTGGTGATTCCTTTTGGACCGTAGTCGGTCACGATTGGCCCAAACTTTAGCTGGCTATCGCCTAAAAATTGTAATGTGCCGGGCATATAAATTATCCTCCATGCGCCATGACCGGCGGCTTAACCGGCGGCGCAGTTGGATTGCTTGGGATTCGGTCTGTATTTCTAGCTATTTGCATTTGCAGCTTAACCATTGCCTTCCACTCTGGTGGCGTTGAAGCATACGCTCCGATGCGCTGTTGGTTGTTTAGTCCGTATCCCTTGTATTGAAATGACCCGAGAATTTCCTGTTGTCTACGAGATTCAATCGCAGCTTCTTGCTGTGCCTCAATTTCTCCTGATGTTTTCTTGAAAACGCTAAATGCGGTCTGTGCGCGAAGAGTAAGCTCAAGCATTGAATCGTACTCCGACTTCGTGCGGTCTGCTTTTTCTTTGGCACTTGACGCAGCGCGCTCGTCTGGAGTTAGGTCGTCTTCGGCGTTTCTAACGCTAGTTGCCTTGTATTCAACCATTGCCTGCAAATCTTCAAGCGATGCTCGTATTTCTTGCCCATTTGAAAGCCTTATTGTTTGCCCCTCGTATGTGTTTATCCTAGTAAAAGGAGTAAGGTCGTTTTTATGCTTCTCATAATTAATTCTAGCTTGATTCTCGGCTTCCTCAAGCAGCCCAAGCTTTTCTTTTTCAGACTTTAATATGGCTTGTTTTTTGATGTATTCAGGGGACGTTAAAACCGAGTTGTATTTCTCAAGCGATGATTTGGCATCGTCGTTTCTTACAGTCACATCAGCCAAGTCGGCAGCTCGTTTCTCCACTTCAGTAGTAAGCAGATTAAGCTTTTCCTTGGACTTTTCACGGAGGAAGTTTTTCTCTATTTCAGCTTTTCTATTTATGTGTTCCATTCCGGAAATTCTTCCAGACGATTTGTCTAAATCCAATTGAGCCAATTGAGCATCTTTCTTTGCGTCATTAAGCTCGGACTGCGCGTCCGCCTCTTGATGCAGTTTGTCAATTGCATCGTCTGAAATCTTTAAGAAATCATGATGATTCTCGTAAAGTTTCGCCATTTCAAGGTTAAGTTCTCTTGAACGGTCTGCAGCTTCTCTTATGGCGTCAGCCTCTGCTCTGAAAGTTGTTACTGTGCTTGATGTGATTCTCGCAAGATTCATTGCGTGTTCTCTTGCCGCCTTCAAGCTTAAAGCCACGCCTCCTATTGCGGCAGCAAGAAGAACAAAAGCACCTATAAAAATCCCGACAGGGCTAATTGCCGTGCGAGCAACCTTTAGTGCGATTTGGGCCGCAGTGGCTTTTTGCGCAGCAGCGGCCTCGGCGGCTAGGGCCACAGTAGCCGCCCTTGAATAGTCCGCAGTACCCTTTGCTGCCAATGCCTCCATGGCCATGGCCTGAGCGTGTTTTGTTGCCGCAACTGACGCCTTTACCGATTCTGCTGCCGTGCTTTTAACGACCGTCCCAAGCAATCCAAGGTATTGGGCCAACAACGTAACAGAACCCGCAACGCGCCCTATTCCGCGCCCCATGGAAATCTCGCGCACGATAACAAGCGATTCTCGGATTATGCCAGACAATCCAGTTTTGCCGTGATGATCGGCGGCAACGCCGGAGCCATATCCCCTTGCGATGTTTGTGATTGCGGAAATCTCTGCCGCAGCCTTTGCCTCACGTTCTGCCGCACGAACGCGCAAGAGATACCTTGCGCGATTCGACCGCGTTGCCGCTTCGATTTGAGCCGCCGTTTCAAGTTCGGCCAATTCTTTGGCTTGCGTCAGTCCATCTGCCTTCCGCTGACGCCACAAACGCCGCGCCTGATTCGACCGAGTGACCGCTTCGACCTCGGCCAATCGAATGGCTTCTTCTTTTGCGGCGGACTCCTTTTCGCCCATCATTCCACGTCCAGCCGCACCGGCTATTGAAGTTTTAAACGCATCAAGATCGGCTATCTGCTTTTTGAGCGCCGACATTGACGCAATAGAGCTTGCCTGAAATGCCTTTTGCGTGGACTTTGAAAACCCCAAAGCAATAGCCTCTCCACGCGCAATCTCTTTTTGAAATTTAGAAATGTCTGCGGTGAATATTGCTGTGATGGCGCTAGGCATATTTATTCAGGCACTTTCGCATCAGGATGTTCGATGTTCCATTTACGGATGGATTCTTTTACCGCAACTTCTCCAACTGAAACGCCGCTTTCGGGATGAAGCTTGTCGTACAATTCGCGTCGCTCTTTTTCCTCCGCGTCTTTCCAGTTTTCAATCCAAACGTTTCCATCGCATTCAAGGCTGGTTAAGTTAAGCATGCGGGCCAATCCAAGCGGAAAGTTCAAAGGTGACCCTCCGAAGTGAGATTGAATCATTAGCGCATGGTTAACGCTGACGTAATTAATCAGCCTGGCCATTTCAGGCGCTCCGAAATAATGGAAAGGAGATCCTTGCGCCCTTGGCATGGTGACGGTCGGAAACGTCATCGAGCATGACAAACGATACGAAAAGAATTTGCCTATTTCGGCGTCAAGGTCGAGACTTGACGCCTCTTTAATCCATTTTGATTCGTTTGACGCCAGCTTTTCGGACTCTGCGTTTTTCTCGTTCCTACAAAGAAGAACAGCGGAAGCCAACATTTCACTCTTTTCGGCAATCGGAAGATTCTTAAACCCTGCCAAGTCCATCATCACAATCGGATTTCCACTTCGCCACAAAGCCAACTCATGGCCTATGGTAAACGAAAGCAATGGCATGTTAAGAACAACACACCCAACACTATTGAACGCATCAGCCAAAAGTTTTTCGTGCATACCATTAAAAAGGCGGCGGCTAAACATGCCGCCGCCTGATTCGTAACCGTAGGAAATTAACCGGCAATCGGAGCCGCAACCAAAGCTGCATTTTGCGCGGCGTTGATGTACTTCTCGCAGGAAATATCAATCGAAGCAAAATCGTCCATCTTCAAATTGACTTTCGTGCCAGGCTTGATGCGCCATGTTCCGTTGAACGCCTGAACCTTGTATCCAGTGATGACAAGGTTAATCAAGTTAAGTACACCCGACCCTTGATTATCGGCAATTAATGCAGCCGCCGCACGGCTAGCGCCAGACGGATTGAACTTGATTGACCGCTCGTACTTGAAATTGCACTGAGTGATATTCTGAGTGTTGCCGGTGGTATCAGTAAACTCCTTTTCTTTCCAAGTATAGGTCAGGTCATCGGAGTCCAACTCAAACGAGGCAAGACCAGTGATGGAAATCGGAACACCAGCCCCGCCGGAAGTGGTGATACCGAACAACATGGCAATTGCGCCTACTTGCTGTTCTAAAATTGGTGCGAAATTTCCAGGCATAAATTAAGCGGGTTTGGTTTCAGGTTTCGGAAAATGGATGACAGAAATCACCCGTTGAAGTTCGGCGTTTTCCTTCGCCCAAAGGAATTCGCATTTCTTTTCGTGCGATTCCAATGATTGGAATTCCTTCACAAGCCGGGCAAGCTCTTCGTTAGAAAGTGTGGCCATAAATTATTGTCCGTAGCTGATGTAAACACCCTGCGAATTGGTGGTGGTGATAGTCGCAAATGTGTAGTTGGTTGCAAAAAGAGAACCAGCGTAAATGACCTCAGTCGCCGCATTTGTGGTGGTCGGATACCAAGTACCAATCGCTACCGCTGGATTCGTGGAGTTTTGAATCGCGATGTTGAACACCAACTTGATATCCGTGGTTTGCTGCAACGAACTGTGAGTAATCGAATACTGCTGCAACGATGGATTGAACTGGAACGCCGATACAATCGCCGTGTTTGTGGCGAAGTTATTCACCGTCAATGGTGATCCGCCGATGATCGTAGGAGTGGCTCGAACCGCCAAGACAATCGCAAAGATTGCCAAGACTGCAAAAATGGAAGCGATTTTATTCATAAATTCAAAAACTGCCACAAGTCAACCAAGCTTAACCCACTTGATATGACCACAAAACGACGTGTCGCCGTTGCCATGGTCAATCACATGGAAATCAATCGTAGCCGCGTCTTGTTTCTTGGACAAAAGCTCCTTCATCAAAACGGCTTTCATCTCGTCCGAAATCTCATCATGGCCCTTAATCAGGTCATGCAGTTTATCAACCGTATGGGTTAACCCCGTTATCGCGCACCGACACGGGTGTTTCATCTCCGGCATTACCGGCGCATTCGGCGGCAGATTGGCTGGCGGAGGCGTTGGCTTTGGAATTGGCATATCAGGTTGAAGCGTGGCTTACGTAGGCTTGAAGATGGATGACCTCCGCCCAATTAACGGACTCGCTGTCTGGCTTGCCACGCGTGATGGACGGGATTGAAAACTTCACCCAGTCGCACCGGAAATTAGCCATTTCGGCGTTATCAGATGCAAACTGGTCACCTGATGGCGTATTGTCTGTTTGAGCCATCCAGCGGCCCGCCGCCGTGATTGCTGACGCCAATGGCTGCATGTCCTGCTCATTGTCTCCCCCAAGGTTCAGCGTGTCCATGGTGTCGCCAAAAAACGAGTTTAGCGCATCCTGCTGGGCGTTGAAATTCTTCCTACCCTGATTGTCCGTCTGGTTGGGTTGGACCAGGGCTGGAAAGTGATGCTCAATATCGAGGATGCAAACACCCTCTGGGCGATACGGTTTGACTGGCGTAAAAGCAGTGACTACAAACGTGCGATTTGGCAGAACCCGGCAACGTGAATCATTTGAAATAAAGGAATTCGCCATCGAACCCTTGCCTTGCAAAATAATCAGCATGCGCACAGCCTGCTCAAGCTTGCTTGTCGGGTTGGTGAAAAATGCCATTCACGAATGGCGAAAAGTCAAATAGAGAAAACCCGCTAAACCTTTCGATTTAGCGGGCTGACAAACAACATTATGACTTACAACAGACTGAACTATACGCCATTAGAGGTAGGTTTGTCAAACAAAATTTAGACCTTTCGGATATGTGTTCGTCCTCCGACTGACTAGTGCCGGACTGTTAATTGTGCTATCGCCGCAGTCACGCGGACTGACCCAACTCTTAGCCGCAAGCGTCTTTGCATTCCGCCACGCGCTCGTTAAATCATGAAACCAAATCAGATTGCAATTTGATCTTGTACCACTCCGGCAATCCAGAAACTACTCCGCGTTTGATTTGGCCTATGAAATGGGTGTAAAGCTTTTCCTTGATGTAGTCGGATTCCTCTTTTTCCAAATCAGCCGGAACCTCCTTCATCAGCGCGCCGATGTCTTGTGGCGCATTGACCAGAACCCCATTGTCTCGCAAATGTTGCACGGCTTTATTCCACCGCGCATCGGTCTTCAGTTCGCCGATTAAATGCTGAACGAAATCGGTTGGCGTCGGGTGTGGTTGTTTCCATTCGTGCCGATGCTTTTCTTGGAAATCAGGCGCAACAAATTTGGCAATGGCAATCTTTTTGTCTGCCGTAAACATGTTGTAGTTCTTGACCACAACTCCCTCAATCTTCGTTCCACCAAGCACTGAATCCTCGGCAATGAACATCGCCATATCAACCTTGCCTTGATCGCCCATGTAGAAGCACCGAACGCATTCAATGCCGATTCTAGACGCCTCACGCGCCTTTTCAGACGGCGAAAGGTAAACTTCCGGCCCTGTCATCACGTCGAACACCATCAAGTGATTCAACGGAATGCGCGAATACGCCAGCGTGTTATGCTTCGGAGATTTCAAATACTCACATCGGTAAACCCACCCGTCATGCAAGTCCAATGATTTAGCAGTCGCCACCGCAGCCTCAAACATTTTGTTCGGCGCGTCAACAATGACTTGCTGACCCTTTGACCGGCAGAGCAATTCGCCATTGACGCGAGCCATTGACCACTGCGACCCGTCAACCTTTTCTTCGATGACGACAGTGCCGGAGAAAATGTCTTGAATTGCGCGATGTCCAACAGCGTAAATTGACGGATAGGCCGATATTCTTTCGATGTCCATAATGTTGTTTTAAATTGTGCTGACGGTTGCAATTAGGCGACAACTATTAAATGTCCCACGCCATTCCATCGCATCCATTTATAATCCGCATTGTCAGCTATGCGGTAAGGTTGGGACTTAAATTGATACCGTTCGCAATTCATACTTTTTCGGACAATCGTCGGGAACTACATCCGATACTATTTGAATCACTACTTTCCCCCGACCAAGACCACGGCTAAATCTTGGAGTGAAAGAAACCATACCAACAACGTCACAACATGTCAACCGTTTTCGAAAACAAAATCACGAAACATTTATGCCAAGGACTTTCAATGCCGCGCTTTCGTCAATCCAACCCTGTTTCGCCGCGTATTCCATCTTCGTTTGAAACTCGCGATCAATCGAAGATTGCAAAATCGGCTGCAAAATCGTGTGAATGGCTGCATTGTATTTGAACCCTAGCGCGGCGGTGGCCGGGGCCATGCCAAGGGTGTTCGACACCACGCACCGGCAGACCGAGATACCCGGCTGCGCTGGCACCACAGTGCCGGAGTTCAGTCCGGCATGCAAATCCCGCTCCGGCATCGTAAAGCCTGCCCTGAACCGCGTGGGGACGTGCGGCAATAGCTGGTCAAGGATTGATGTCCATGAATGCTTCAAGAACCCGGTTGACGAATGGCGCGAACGAACCATCCTTTCCGCCGCCTGCTTTACCCATGCCCAAAACAGGGTGCCGCTATCGGATGCGCGCTGGCGACCTCGCCCGACATCCGGAGGCGTCAGCGCCCACCGGCTACCCGTTTCGATATTGAACCGCGAGCCAGGATGCATACGCGCCAGCACGATTCTTTGCGCGGTGTTGATTGCGGAAACATCTTCTACGGTCGGGGTTCGGTTCAGGAATGTCACCACGTCGTTTTGCTTCTTCTTATCCTTGGAAAGCTTCCCACTATTCAACACCGCTGGCGACGTGACAACGTTCATATCGGTATTGATTCGACCCTGCGACACGACCGGCGTCCGCGCCTGCGCATCACGAATCACAAACAACGCAGTCTTGTTAATTGACTGCGCTGGAACGTTTTTGGAATAACGCATCAAAATCGCCTGCGCCTGACTCAAGTTTCGCGTATCCAATGTGCATTTAAGGTCCATCACAAATGGACAACAGTCAAGGCTTTCCGTCGCAAACAACAAACCCGACACCCGAAACCGAAACGGGATGACCATCCGATGCCGCGCCATGAAGTGTAGCCTCATGCTGAGACTTTGATGTACTCACAACAACCCACCGCAACCATTGTGCTTGCGTTTGGAACGACGCCTTGATGGCTTTTGACACCGCCTTGTATTCACTTGAATCAAGACGGAATGCGAGTGTATGACTTCTCGCCTTACCTTTCGCCAGCTTAGGGCGACCGACTTTATTTTTTGTGGGCATAATTAGTTTTCAAATTTTAAAGTATTCAAGGATTCGCGCAAGAATTGATTTGGCTGGCTTGCCACGAAAGCAACCAGTGATTCCTTTGACATCCGGCCCTTCGACAACCGGCCACGATGTCATAAGCAAATCGCCGCTGCTATTCATCACAAGAAACGGAGGATTCAACATGCAAAGATTCTTCTTTCGGAACCTGCAATCGTAGCATCGAGTAAACTTCACGCCGCCTCCAATTGTGCAAGTTCAGCCCTGAGCGATGCGATCTTCGCCATCTTGGGATTGTGATTTCGCACCGCTTGAGGCAACCCTTCCAGCGTTTCAGCCGCGACCAAATCGCCCTTCACGTAGGCTGAAAAAGTCAATGCTCCGGACGTATTCAGGGTAATGTAAATGGAACTGAAATCGTAATCCGCCGATTTCGCGGCCTTGACGACCCCGTCAAGCACAGGTTGCAATATTTGTTTGAATTCTTCGTTTGTTGGTGTTTGCATAAATGTTGTAAATTGCTGTTGACATATATTTACCACTAGACTACATTTTACGCAAGCACAATTTATGAATATTTCTGAAATGAACATCAAACACCCTAAAAAGGTGGTCGTTCCGATTGAAGCCGGATTGGCATGGGGCGAGGATGGCGCGATTTATCAGCAGAAGTACGATGGCGAGTTCCGCGTAATGTCTTTGCCTGATTGCAGCATTCTGGTTGGCGAGCAAATCGGCACCCGGTTTATTGCCTTTGATTGCGTCTCGTTTGTCGGCCTGGATGTCCGTAACTGCCCGCTGACCCAACGCATTAAATACCGCGATGAACTTTGCTACCGGAACCACATTGATCACGCTGTGGAATTCGCAAACGGCAGCGCATTGCTGGCCGAAGTCCTTTTAGCTGGCGGTGAAGGCGTGGTGCGGAAAACTAAGGATTCCACCTACTACGAAACGATGATTGCTTGCAAGCGTTCACAAATCTTCATCTGTCGCATTACAACCAGCAGCCCAAAGCAATCCGCTTCAATCACGGACGTTCAAACTGGCGTATACCTTGGCCATGTCCCAATGCTCGGCGGAAAAGCCGATCAAGTCCGCGTGGGGTCCATTATCCGAGTCGAGGCCGAAACAGTTCACTCAAGCGGTAAACTTCGCGGTGCCAAATTGTGCCGCGAGTGGTTGGTTAAATACTGAAACAAAAAACATTATGATTCCAAAAACAATCATTCACCTCCTTTCTGGCGGGCTGGATTCCGTTACAATGCTTTACGATTTAAAAGCGCAAGGGCACTTCGTCCATTGCCTGCTTTTTGACTACAAGCAAAAGCACGTTCAGGAATTAACGTTTGCAAAGGCGCATTGTCATCGGCTTGGGGTTCTTTTCACAACGATGGAGCTTCCTGCCCTGAATGGGCTAACCGATGAAAATTGGGTTGTTCCAAATCGCAACGCCATTATGCTTTCGCTGGCGGTCAATGTAGCCGTTCAGGCTGGCGCGGACACAATCACTTACGGATGCAATAAAGATGACGCGGACTATCCGTTTCCAGATTGCACGCTTCCATTTATTCAGGCCATGAATAAGGCCGTGGAATCGGCTGGATACAAGATCGAGATTTGCGCTCCATATCTCAATAAATCAAAAGCATGGATTGGCGGATTTGCTCAAGAAATCGGAGTGCCAATCCATGAGATTTGGTCCTGCTATAGGGGTGGGCCTATCCCATGTGGAACGTGCCCTGCATGCATTAAGTTGCAATCCGCAATCGGAAAATGAGGCTGTACATGGGGCAATCCAACCGCATTTGGCATTACTGGTCTGGGAAATACCCCGGTTCAGTTGGTGTTTTGATCGGGCCAAGCTATGGCAAGAAAGTTCCGATTGACGAATGGATGCCGTTCGTTTTGGATAACGACGCATTTACTTGCTGGACCCAGAAAAAGCCGTGGCCAATTGCACCCTGGCAGGAAATGTTTTCTTGGGTTAAGATGCGAGGAATAAAGCCGGAATGGGCGGCGGTGCCAGACGTTGTCGCAGACCGCGAACGCACGATTGAAAATTGGCCTATTTACTCTCCAATTGTAAAGCGAATGGGTTGGAGTACAGCTTTTTGCGTTCAAGACGGAATGACACCATCGGATGTTCCAAAAGATGCCGATGTTGTTTTTGTAGGTGGAACCGATGGGTGGAAGTTCCGCTATCTAAAAACTTGGACAGATAATTTCCAACGTGTTCACTGCGCCCGCGTCAACGCAATACGATCAATCGAAATGTGCGAGCAACTTGGATGTGAATCAGTTGACGGAACTGGATGGTTTCGCGATCCGTCACGAATAGACAAAATACCAGCAATTAAAGCATTTATTGAAGGCAAAAGATCAAGCCAATTAACGCTCATATGAATGATTTCGAGAAATTCCCATCGGTTGCTTTGATGACTGGAACCGCATCTATCGCAATTGCCTTCTGGCTGGCTGGTCTTTATCCGCTCGCCGCATTTGCTGCTGACCTGACCCTTTTGATGGTCATCTGCCACCTGAAATAAAAAGCGCCTCCCGCAAACAACAACGGGAGGCGCTCGGAGGTGACGGACTGGGCGACTAAGTATTCTTCTGGGACGCAAGAGCGGCCTGAACCGCCTGGCCAACCAGTTCCGGCAAAACCTTCAACACATCGGCCATGGACACTCCGCGAGCAGCTACGGCAGTCGCTTCGTCCCGGTCGGCGCGTTCCTTGTCGAACTTCACTTCGGCGTCGATCTTGGCGATGGTCTTGGGGCTGGCCTCGGCGATCTTCTTGGATACCATCAACTGGGAAACCAACGTCCGCTCTGCGGGCGACAATTCCTTGAATTCAGTGGCGGTGCCGATGCTGAACACAACGCCCTTGTGAATGTGCGCCTGAATGGTCTTGCCATCCTTGACAATGGTCCCGTTCTTAACCGGCTTCTGTTCGCGGATCACCTTGCCGTTGTCATCCTTCAAGTCGGCGATGACAATCGGATTACCCGGCGGATTGGCGAAGTCGTGTGTGGCAATGTATTGCATATGATTTACAGATTTTCAGAGTTGCGTGTTGTTGTTTTACGGCTGGATGTTCGAAACCGGCGTAGTGATGACCGAGAAACATGTCACGTTGGTCGTGCCAGTGCCAGACGCCGTCCAAATAATCTGGAGATAACGCGGCTGGTCAATCGTTCGGAATCCGACTTCCGTCATGCCGTTGCCGGTCAGCGTAAACGTTCCGCTATTGGTAAACTGATTTTCAAGCGGATAGGGGGCGGCCCATCCAGAAACAAAAGCCTGAGGCGTGGTGATGGTAAACGGGTACAGATAATTGTCGGTTACAATCGCGTTGGTGCCGAAATACCAAGTACCATTCTGGACAATGGCGGTATTCGTGATATTCAGCGTGCTGGCGGTGGCGAGCGAAAAGTTGGTCAGCGCAACCCAGTTGGTTGAATCAGACGACCCCTGCACCGTGGCCACGACCGTATTGACTTGGGCGTTCGTCCAAGAAAAGAAGTCGATCTTGGCATCGCCAACCCAATTGAACTTGTCGATAGGGCCGTTGGTTTTGACACCAGCACCAGCCGCCAAAACCGTTGGCGTAGTCGAGGGCAACACCGTGCGCATACCGGCGTAAGCGTCGATGCCATACTGGCCAGCCGTAGCACTGACCGCAGCGGCCAAAACCGCAAGAGCGAGGAGAATTTTATTCGTGATGAATTTCATATTGTATTCGGTTAATTTTGCGATTTGTGGTCGTCGTGTTTGTTTATTGATTGCACGAATCCAGCGATTTGCAGAACGCCTGGGCATGGCGAACGGCGATATCGAAATACGTGTTGAACGTGATGGCCACTTCATCATTCGCCGCACGGGTGTAGTTGTCCAAGATGGTGAAAATACCACCCCAAGAGGCGAGGATCAAATTCTCCCACACGCCAGCCAAGAGGATGTCGCCGGGAATCTGCTGGGTAGCGACCGCTTTGGAACCCAAGATTTGACCATCGATCTCGTCACCCGTCCAGATGGCGTCTTTTTCGCCTTGGGTGATGACCGTGGAACCATTCAACGCGGCGGGCAAGAACGCCAACCGGCCTTGACCGACGCTGGTCGTCGCAAACGCAAGCGGCCCATTGACATTGAACTTGCGAATGAACGTGCGGAAAGTGATGATCTGCGAATACGCGGGGGTGCCGCCGAAAATCAACTGAGCAATGCCCGGCTGATTCAGAATGCCCAAGGGCTGGTCTGCGGCACCGGTGCCGATGATACCCATTTCATCCTGATACAAGGCCAACACATTGGCGTGATCGTTCCAAACCATGGACTCGAAATCCGGCGGGGCTTGAATCAAGGCCAGACGGCTATAATACTGGCGAGAACCAACCCGGTGCGGGGACATTTTGATCTGACCCAAGGTCTGATCGTATGTAGCCAAAGCGCCACCTTCGGGCACGCTCTGGGCAACCGTAGCCGCTTCTTGGCGCGGGAAAACCTGCTCACCAGCACACCCGCCGATGTACGTACAGCCAAGCAAATTCAGCAAAATCTTGTTGCGAAGCAACTGGATGTAGGGCTGGAATTGCGGTGCACTCATCGCGCCAGCACTGGCCAAGTCGCCAGCCAAAGCATCGCGTTGCAACCGGCTGCGACCCATGCGGTCGGACACTGCGCGGCCCTTATTGGGCGGTGTGAAGAACCCGCCAAAATCGGCGAGATGGCCAGAACCGGGCATATTGCGGTAAAACGACTTGCGCTCGTCGGTGTATTCCAGTTCGGCACCATCCGGCATGAGCGCCGTGGAGCGTTCGCCCTTGGCGTGGGCGCGGGCGAGAACCTTCTTGTTGACCTCGAACATGTCGCCGCACTTGCCGGAAAGACCATCTTCCGCCGAATCCATGGCGCGCTTGATGTTCTCCTCTTTCACCGCGTCCCGCTTCAGGTCGTCAACCTTGGAACGGAAAATCTGGCGGACTTCGCTATCCGGCTTGCCATCCGTTGCACACGCCTCCAATGCGGCCAACGCGATACCATCGCGGACATACAAGGCCTCTTTCTTGCCGCCATCCAGCTTGCGATACGTGATGAGCGCGCCGTGTTCCTTGGCGAAGTCAGCCGCGAGAGCGCGAATTTCAGTATTGCGCGCAGCGAGCTTGTCGTCGCGATCCTTGATCTGGGCTTCGGTTTCAAGTGATGCACGAAAACCTTTGTCCTTGATGGCGCGCTGAATACGAGGATCGTTCAGTCCATCAATGACGAGTTCCGGCGTCGCGGTGGGAGTAGTGGCTTCGGGCATAATTTTTGATCGTGTTAAAATTTGTGGCGCGTGAACGCTCGTTGCTAATTTTGTGGAGTCAACTGTTTTACGGAAAGTCTTTGCGTCGAACGGTAAAGACCGGTCAACTGCCTCAAATGTCAGCTTGGGTTCAACTTCGGTATGATCGCCAAGCTGAACGGATGTTCCGTCGTAGGTGAAATCAATAGCGTAATGCTTTGCGTCCGATTTCCACGCAGGATGCTGAACGATGGCTTGAAAATTCTTCGCATCCGCACTGGTCTGGTGAATGTCGTGAATATAATAATCAGAGCGTTTATTTCCCTTGTCGTCCTCGATCTTGAGAACCTTGTCCCCATCAAGTTCCTGGCGAACCTTTTCGCGCATGGCGTTGTGTGAAATGCAAAACTCAGAATCCTTGCCATCCGCATCTTTCGATTTCATGCGGAACATGCGCTCGCCAGCGCCACGACTTGAATCGTCGCCAGAATCCTCGGCATCGGCACAATCGGAGCATACAAAATCCTCGTTTAGCGATTTGCGGGTGTAAGGATCACCGCATCGGATGCAATGGCAATCAGATCCACCACTGCGACCCTTGCGCGCCGTTGGGTCCATCGGCACCGAAACATTTGAAAGTTCCAACCCCGCCCATGCGAACCGATGACCGATTTTGCCGTCTCCCATGTCTTGGGGTCCGAGATATTTGGTGTGCTGATAACCGATGGAGAAATTGGGGCGACTTTCGGCGCGGACCTCTTTGCATCGAGTCTTGGAAAGCTTTGAAATGTTGTCGAACACTACAACCCCGCGAGTGCATTTGTCCTCAGACAACGCGGCGGTTTTGATGTACCCAAGGTGCCGGTGGTCCATGTGTTCGTCCAGCAACGCGGCCCGGTTGTCGCCAACGAAACGGGATAGATCAACGTCCCCTTGTTCATGGCTCAAAATCTCAGTGTACTTTTCGCCTTCCTTGGCGATTCCGAGCTTTTCGTGTTCCTTTGTGGCCCGCTGTTCGCCCGGAAACTCAGACGACATTTTGACTTGAAACGTGTTGTCATCCTGAAAGTCCTCTTTTGCAACCCGGACTTGACGATAAATCTTTAGCGATTCATCGCGGGACATTTCAATCGGATCGTGCTTTGCCATTTGAAACACGACCGAGTCAAACAATGGCTAAAATCCGTCTTTTGTAATGCCCTGAAACGAAACGAATAAACAGATTGTGGTTTTCATATTTGATTAAAATTATCCGTGGTAATCGGCTGAAACGAGCATGAACCGGAAAATATACGCGCCCGGCATGTACCCGCCTAACCAAAGTTGCATTTTGATTTTTGGCGATCGCGGGTTGATTTGAAGATCAACTGGCAATCCCTTTTTAATCAGTTCTGGATGGCCAATTAACTCCGCCCTGAACTCGCATTTTTCGACAAAACTGGTGTTTGATTGGCCATTATCAAGCCGGAAATCGCTGACAAGTCGGCTATGGGTCAATGGCACCTGGGATTGACCTGGAATGGTCGGAAACGAAAGCGTGGCCATCCCATCCTTGCCGCCAATCATTAGCTCAAGTTCCTTTTGGCCCTCAAGATGCTCTTCCCATGCGTTCATTTTTTGATTTTTGACTCGGCAGTCTGTGCGTTTTTCAATTCACGCTTCCACGCCTTGACGAGATTCCTTTTCGATTTGGCTTCTGCCGCCATGAATCGCAAATCAATTTCCATGCCTCTGATGCTGGTTTGCATCATATCCTGCCAGATTGTAAATGATTTTCTCATTAATGTTGTCCGTTAACTGACATCGAAAGCAATGATGCGGGCGGAATCACCAGCCGCGTTTGACGCCGAACAGGGTTTGATGTCTTGGTTTTCGCTGGCGGTTGCACGGAATCTGCCGCACTTGGCTCGGGGTCCGCCTTTCCGGGGTCGCCATTCTGCATGGCCGGACGGGTGGCATCCGCGCCATCCTCGCCGACAAGGCCAATCCCGTGCTTCTCGCCCTCCGCCTTGGCCTCTGCAATCCGCGTGTACAAATCCTCAATCGAGATGCCATCCTCAAGCTGGTCCTGAACCTGCTGCGGCGACATGATTTGCGCTTCCATGAGTAGGATAAGCGTTTGCGCTTGCACCAACGGGTTGACAAATGCCCAACGCTTGCCCTTGAAGTTTGCGGCCTCGCAATATTCATCCAAGCGCGAAAGCTTCAAGTCATACCCGCGCCGGTCAAACCAACCGCTCTTTATCGCCGCACGCAATGCCTCGCGAAACACCTTAGCAACCCATGTGCCAATATGATGCTTCTGGCGAATCTTGCACCAATCTTGAAATGGGATTTGACACATCAACCCGGCGATGAACCCAAGATTTTGGTAATCGCCGCTCGCGTGCTGGTATGAAACTCCGGTAGCGATTGCGACCTCGCGATGGCAATCCAGACCGAATTCATGCGTGTGCTCTCCTGGAAATGGCGGGGCGAGCATCTTGGCTTCGACGCCATACGGCAGTTCACGCTCTTGGCCGGGCCTCAGCGAATCAACCGGCGTACCGGATGACTGTTGGCCTTGAACTGGATTTGGCCCGCCAATTCCGCCAGCCGCCCCGTTGGATGCGAAATTGAGCATCGCATTTTCCAGCGTTTCCTGCATCTCATGCGGGATCGTTAACCCGGTCGGGAATTTCTTCTCCAGAACGAAAGCGCGAATGTGCGAGGCGATGGCACACAGCGTCAGCGCCTTCGTGAATTGCGAGTTGCGCCAAATCGGCTGAACAGCGGCATCCATTTCGGTCTGCCCCCGGTCCTGTTCGGCGCGGTCCCGCAAGTTGTTGATAAAAATGATATCATTCGCGGGAACCTGCTCGCGGAAATTGGTTTGGCCATTCGGATTTCCGCCCAACGGATAATCGCTTGCGCCATACAGCGAATCGCCGGGGTGCCGGATCAAAATCCAATACGCTAACGGAAATCCCCACTTGGGGTGGTATTCAACGCTGCCACGAATCGGGTTTTCTTTGCCAAACCTGCCATCCTTGCCAGAAAATCCCTGATACGTTTCCTGCAAGCGGTCAGATTCAAGAAAATCAATGGCGAAACCAATCTCGTTTGTCTCGACATTTGGGTCAGTAAAATCGCGGTGGAGTCGGCAAATCAATGAACCATCACGGAACACCGACGCCTCAACCATGCGCCCGGCCTCCATCCCTGACCACGACTTGCGGATGGTGAAGTTTTCCTGTTTGGTGTACCACTCCCAGAACTTTTCAATCGCCGTGTTTGTTTCCTCTTCTTCGATGAATGCGGTTTCCATCGCGCCCGTCGTCTTGTTCGCCTTTTGCTGGTATTCACCAACCCGCATATCCAGCTTGAACAGTTTATCGCCGATGACATTGTTTTGCATCGTCCGCTGAACCGCTTTGCCCTGAGGGGTATCCTTAACCAGCGTGCGCGTACGTGCGCGCACCGTGTACAGTCCCGGCATCACCTCGGAATTAGCAGAACCGAGCGTACCCTTGAAATCAGCGTTGTATTCGTCGAATTGGCCAGCGTTATACGACCGGAGCAACCGGGTGAACCCCATTATGTTTCGGCTCAATTCATCCTGCGACGGGGGATTAGAATTCCACCCTCGCACGCTGGTCAAAATGGCTTGTTCATCAAGAAGATGAGGCTCTGACTTGACTGGCGGGAGGGTGGCAAGATTGATCTTATCCGGTTCAACGGATTTGGATTTGAAAAATTTCATGCCACTTCGATTTTGATTTCTTGCGGCAACTGAATCGCCGGGTTGTCAAGATTTGGGTCGTCGTATTCGACGCAGAATTCGCCAGTTCTTTCGTTGTGCCACGACTTCACAACCTTGGCCGATGATGTCACCATCCCCATTTCCTTTACGGCCCGACCTTTAGCCAATTCCATCATGGTAAACGGGGTTATTGAAATGCACTTTTTCATAATCAACACCCGATCATAAATAGCGGCCTAACGACGTTTCCTGGATTCTGACCGTTGCGGATTTTCTCAACCTGAATTTCGTGCTGCCGAACTTCTTTCCAGTATTTCATGGACTCCAAAACAGCTTCTTCGTCCGCAACCTTGAATCGGTTTCTGTCTGACTCGGTTTCTGAAAACTTTAACTCGTACAACCCCTCAAGGCGTTTGTTCAGAAGATTCAAGAACTTTTGCGCCTGAGTCCAGTTTGATTTGACCGGATTTGCGGAGTCAACTGAATCCAAAAGCTGAAAATCCGGCACGTAATAAATTTGATGTTTCTCACCAGCGGCTACGTTTATGCCTGCATTTCCGGCGACGTTGATCACCTCCTCTACGAGTGTGTAGATTCCCCCTGAAGACTGCGCGAGGAATCCGGGTTGATTAAAAACGTGGTATTTGTTCGATGAATCCGGCGCGGAAACAATCTGCGCTACTGGGACATTTGCCTCCCCGCCGTTTTTGGCCACAGTCAAACGCACCGACCACCCATCAGACGGCAGATGGTTCGGCAGGTTTAACTGGAAAAGAAGCGTATCCCCGCACGTAAAGCGTTCGGGGGTCCGCCAAATGATCTTTTCGATAGCCACATAAACAAGTCAAAGTCAAAGATGCCTAGGCGGCACATGCCATTCAACAGCCCATTGATTACCCGGATTTGGTTCCGACTAAAAAGGCGCGGGAAGCTGGACCTTGTGACTGATAAGCATATTTTTTATTTGTCTCAAATCACAACCGCGCAAGCTGGTAGGTGGTCAAAAACCTTTTAGTTCACTTCAACGCTCCAATAATATTATCATCCGCTATCCCGACAAGCTGTTCAAGTTCGCAATCCCTGAACTCTGTAGGGCGAGAGTGCTTGTCGTAATCCGCGTAACAGTTTTTCTCAGATGAATAATAACGCGAGTTCAATTGACTTGAGTAATCCCGGTTCTTTTCCGACATCCGAGCCAAGCTTTTTGCGGTCAATTCAGCCGATGGTTTGCCATCAACGTCAACAATCACCGATTTGTCACGCGGCAGAACTTCCCACTTCACATTTATCCCGCCGCCAATGATGCCATCAAGTTGCTGCTCAAACCAGAGATTTTGCCATGTGATTTTCTTGATATTGAACCGCCAGATCCGCCCATCCTTGTCCCTGGCTGACCGTGGCGCGCCCGGAAGGGAAGATTGGATGGACGGCACCCCTTTGCCGCCAATGGACAGCCTGCGGTTCTGCCCGGCCCCAAGCAATAGGTGCCACGCCTTTGGCACCATGTATTTTGTCTGGCCTCCGGGGGCCTGAACTTCAACCAATTCAAAGTATTTAACCGCCGCCGCCTCAATTTGCGATGGCATCCAAGCCGAATCAATTAAAACACGAGGTGCAGGCACTTTCCAATAGCGCTGCTGTGCCGCCAGCAATTCCCATGAACTCACGTAGCCGATTGCGACTTGGCGAGAATCCCCGGTCTTTGACCAGTCCTTCACAATAAACCAGAATGTACCAACAACATGATCTTTTAAATTGTCATCCTCGTCGCCACCGCAGTCCACGGTCATTTGACGGCAATGGAATTGATCGCCGAAACTGATTTTGCTGGGGTCAGTCTCGTACGTGCCCGGCGTGACATTCCATTTCTGAGACTTTTCCGCATATTCCTTATTCCATGTGCGGGCCGCTGTTTTCTGCCACCAGATTTTAATCGGCTCGAAGTTGCCCTGTTGCTCGGCCTGCTTTTGACATTTCAGCTTGTCGAGCATCATGTGACCCCAACCGCTTTGATTGTTGATGTTCAACCGGCGATTAATCCACTGAGGAAAGTTGAACCCGATCTTGCTAGCCAACGCATCGGGACGGGCAGAAACGTAATGCGAGCTTTCATCTAACGCAATTCGCGTTGAACCAAATTCACCATCATCTAACCATATCCCGTCACAGTGAAAGCAGCGAAAATGAGTCTCTTTAATTATCGCCTCTTCGATATATTCCTCGCCGTTTTTTATCTTTTCATCCGGCCCACGCTGAAACCCGGCAACCCGGTTGCCATCGGCCAACATCAAAGGCCGATAGTGTTCAATCCATGCGTTGTGGTCCAGCGATGGAACCGATAACGGCGGGCGCGGCATAAAGTCAGCGCCACGGGTCATAGACTTCTCATCAAATGCCTGCCAGTTGAAAATATGAGGCACGCCACAAACCGGACATGCCACATATAATTCTCCTTGATTCGTATTCTGATAATGCCGGTCAAAATCAAAATCACTTTCGCCTCCCTGGCTTTCAAGAAACACAATCGCATCCTCATATTGCGTTGTGCGCGCAATCATTTCCTCAATAACCCCTGTCTTTCCGGTAACGAAAGCGTCTTGCATCCCGGCGAATCCAAGGTTTTTCTGTTGAAGCGTGGAAATGTTAGCCGGCAAAAGGAAAAACGTCTTGTCGGGGAACTTGATCGCCCCCTTGGTCACACGATGGCGACCGCGCCCGAATTCATTTGGTATTGTCGCCAGCTTTGAACGAAATCTACCATACCCCATGAAGTCGTCCATGATGCGCGTGGTCGAAACAGTGCCCGCAACCGCCTCGGTGCCAAAGAAGATCCCAGAATCACCGCTTCGATTGCAAATGTGGTCCGCCGCGCAAACCTCAAGCGTGAAACTCTTCAACGTCTTCACACCAGCCAGCAAGTTTATTTCAGTCCTGCTGCTACGCCTAACCGCATCATCATACGCCGCATAAACCGGCTTCAAATAGCACGTCGTATTAATGTCATACGGCATCCCTCCATTCTTGTGCCCCTTGCCCATCGGCGCATCACCGCGATTATCCAACGCACCGCCCCGAAATCTTTCAGAGCAAGCGGCACGCCGATGAATGTTGATGAAGTCTGCAATCATTTACAATCGTCTTGATTTTCTGAAATCTTTCGGCCAGTGTTCATTTCGACTTGGATTGCGCGATCATCCCAAAGTTCAATCAGTCCGTAATCCTTTGAATTTGTGATTTCCAACTCAGTTCCGAACACGTCCCAGCACCACTTTTTAATAGGAGTCAATGCGTCATACGTTCCGCCACCAATTAACGGCGAGCCATGGCCATGCAATCGCGCAGTGAATATCCGAACCTCTTGCCCATCAGCTATCCACTTCTTCACACGGTCAACCATTGGCTTAATCGGTTTTCCAATGTGGTCTGGACCATTCCAACCGTCGTAATGCGCCAATGTTCCATCTAGGTCAACTCCAATCCATCCTGATTTGCTCATATTTTTGCGCCTGTTCTTCCGCATCTAGTTCTAAGTATGTTCTGGAGTCCATATTATTTTACCTTCATGTCGTTTTTCTTTTCGTCCGAAATCTGTTCGCACTTTTGTAACAAATCTTCCATCTTGTCCGCGTAATCTTTTTGCCACTGATCAAACGCATCCTTCGCAAGTTGGGTCATGGCTTCGATGAGTTCGACGCGAAATTTTGCACTCACTACAATTCCATCCGCCGCAAGTTGCCGGATTAAATTTGTGAACGACGCGACAGCCTTTTTCTCCATAGCATCGGAAACGGAGGACATCGTCATCGCTCCCGTGGCCTCAGCCGTGTATCTGACCGCGCTGGACAGCATCCATGCATCGTCAAACTTGCGGCGGGCGGTTTCCTCCAGCCGTTCCGCAGTCTTGGCAAGGGAGATAGCCCGGCGACGTTCCGCATCCTCTTTGGTGGCAACCTCGGGATTTCCTTCCGCCGTTTCGTTCTCCTCGTATCTGCGCAAGAATTCGCGCACGCAAATTTTATCATCACTCCGTATAACTTCTTTTATCCATTCCTGCTCAGAATCGCGCCACTTGTTAACCAACCGCGATACCCGCTTCTTTGACCATGTGCCAACACCAAACTTTTCGCAGAGAATTTCAGCAAGCTCCGTTTGATTAACCAAATCTTTACCACTATGCGCCATGCGGTCGTTAACCGTTTCCTTTTTGATAATTCCCATGCGCTCAAGCTCGGAGTTCTCAAACTTGTTCGACTTTCCGCCAAGGTATTTGACGCATAGGCTTTGCGCCCGCTGCCGTTCAGCCGGAGATTGCATGTACGATACCTTGCCCATCATCTCGGCCAATGCATCGCTCATCGCTTCACCGGCTGAATGCGAATTTCCGTCCTGATTGTCGGAGTCGTCGCTCATTTTACTTCAAGCTGTTCGTAAAGTTCATCCAGCTTTTTCTTGAACGGTTCGATTTGCAAACGTACACGCTCCTTGCGTTCGTCCGTCCAATCTAACAGCGGCCCAAACGCATCATCGTTCATCAGTTCAGCCAGCGGCTTCTCCAATTTTCGAGGATCAAGGTTGGAAAGCAGCTTGTTGTAGTAATTCGTATGATGCGCGACCAGTCCAACCGTTCCGCCTTCAACCGACATGCCGCCAGCCTCAAACAACTCATTGCGCCATGCCAACGCCTCTTGAGGCTTCACCACGTCCGCCGCATTCTTCGCAATCCTCACAAAAAACCGCAACTGACGAAACGTTATTTCGTGGCCATTCGCATCCTTGAACAACTTGCCCATCTGCTGCCAGAAATCAACGGTCATCTCCTTTCCTGGCAACCGCTGGCACAAATCAATAATGTTCTGGCCAATCCGAACCGCGTCGCCAATCAACTTGACGCTTTTGCATCCGAAATCCTCAACCTCCCGCTTGAACGCCGAAACATCGACTCCGATCAACGCCAATTTCTCGGCCTGATACTCGGCCTCTTTCGGGTTGGCGAGCAAAAACTTTTCGCGTGGATTTTCTTGATTCATTTGAGTTGTGACTTTCGTTTAGATGACATCCGATTTCTTGACTCCTCGTCCCGCTGACCGTGGCGCGGTTTAAGATTCAGCGCGCCCTGAATTTCGGTTAGCAACTTAGTCGCATCGTATTTGGTCAGCCCCACTTCGCGGGCGATCTCAGCCGGGCACCGATGGCCAAGGACATCGTCAAGGGCTGACGAATTCAACGCATACAGAAGCATTCGAATGCCAAGCCATGGGTTTTTGAACCCCATCAACGTGCGACCTAGTTTCTCTAGACCAACTTGGTCCCTGATAATGATGCCAGAACCCGCTTCGTCAATCGAACCATTCCCCTCGTTGTCAATGTACCATGATACGACATCTTCGACCACCGGCTCGCTGACGCCGCAATCAGCCGCGCATCGCTGCGTCCATCCGCGACCATCGGTTTCTTGAGATTGAAAATCTTCTGTCATTGTATTTGATTTGTTACGACCGCGACCCCGACCGCGACCACGACCGCGACCCCGACCGCGACCCCGACCGCGACCCCGACCACGACCCCGACCACGACCCCGACCCCAACCCCGACCGCGACCACGACCGCGACCGCGACCGCGACCCCGACCGCGGCCACGACCCCGACCGCGACCGCGACCACGACCCCGACCCCGACCCCGACCACGACCCCGACCATTCGAATCCAGCACGCAATATTGATGCGTTCATTATTTCTGCGAGTTAGGAGTTGATTTGATCTCGGCAGCGTCAATGATTGCGCCACGACCGATTATGACACGCGAATTTACCGGGAACATTTCAACCTCGCTGAACTCCGATTTTTCGAGCGCCTGCTGAAACCGACCACTGTCCGCAATCCATGCGGCGTTCTCCAAGACAATCTCGGTATCGTACACGGCAACTAATTTGCCGGTTTGGCTATGGGTCACAGTGCGAATGAAGTAGTTCGATCCGATGACGAATGGGTGCGCCTTGGGTTGATTTTGTGCCACGCCAAACAGTGATGCGATTTCGCGGGCCTCTTTGATGGTTAGATTTTCGATATTCATGTTATTTGTTTTCTGTTTTACTGGATGCGTTGAATATGCCACTGATGGTCTAAATATGCAAGCGGAATCTCAAAATAGTTTGTCGTACGCCCACAATGCCGCTATGACAGAAATCCAGATCGGAGAAGTTGCCACGATTGCCGCCAAGAGCAAAGCGGTCAATATGTATGCGGCGATATTGATAATTATGGTTTTCATTATTCATCCATTGAGTCACGGATTAATTCCTCCGCCTTTTCAAAAAGCTTCGCCTCGTCGAATTCAAATCCGCACTCTTCGCACACACCACCAGAATCAACCTCGGCAGGTTCTTCTGGATAACAACTTTCAGGTGGGCCGGAAATCTTGGCCGGTATGCCAGGAATCACACCAACCTCCTGATCATGCTCGCAGTTCGGACATGTGTAAAAGAAATTAAATGCTCTCATAATTTGTTGTTTGGTTAATCTGCTAGTAAATCGTTTGTCCTGCCAACTTCATTTCTAAACCGAGCGACATCGGCTAATGCAATGGCTGATTCGTCCGCCGTTGCATCGCGACCAACCACACCCAATAAAGCAAGCCGTTCCTCGTAAACGTATCGCTCATCTGAATTGAGTTGCGACTGGTCCATTATTTGTATGCGTATATGTCTCGGTTAAAATTTCCGCTTCGCCAAGTTCTCGTAACCTTGAACCTGCCCCATCGTGTTCGCACGACCGAATCGGCCAGCCGCAAACACTCGCGCCCGTTCTTCATCTCCAAGCATCCACCCATGTCAAGCTTTGGACAATTCTTGAACGTCACGACGTTTACGTAGCTCATGACCCCCTCCTTTGCATCATGGCGTCAGCGCACCGATACGCCCATGTCGCCATCTCGTCTGGGCGGGTAGGGCAATTCACAGATGACGCAAGCTTTCCTTGCAATGCCGCCGCAGCGAAATAATCGCGGACGGTAATGCCAGTTGTGCAAACCGCCTGATTGACTGTGAAATCGCCAATACCGGCCTGATAGCATTTGACGGGTTGATGTCCAGATGGACAAGGAAACGCTGGTTCATTGTTTGTGTTAGTCATAAATTATTTCCATGAATCAATTATAATGGTTTAATGAGTTGTAACGGCTATCAGTCATAAATCTCCACAAGTTCAACATTTTCCAAAAGCCGCTTGAGCGCAAACCATGTTGCTTCTGGGTTGCACTTCTCACATGGATAATCCGTCATCACGATCACAACTTCGTCGGGCTCCATGTTCTTCATGTTCTCAACATCTGGCGCGGGCATCACGTATCCGGTGTAGAACATTTCCTTGCGAGGGTTAAACCCTTCTTCCTTCGCGAATTGCTGTTCGTCCTTGAAATACCAGTGAACCATTTTGCCAGCATCAAGCTTGCATTTGATCTTATTGTAAGCGGACAAGTCCTCTGGAAGTGAATCATTGTCCAAGTCGCTAGCCAGCATTTCAAATTGGTTGCCCGACTCGGCTGCCCTTGAATTCCACGCCATAAACCGCAATGGAGACCCCGGCAGTTCACTCTCCATTAAAAGGAAATAGCAATCTTCTTTATGCTCAACTCCCATTTGCCCATCGCGCTCGGATTCTTCCGCGCCACAGAATGGACAGGGCTTCATTTTGTCTTGTGTCATAAATTATTCTCTCCACCAAACACAATTGGTAGTGGTGCATTGTCCATGAACGTGGCCATTGTAAGCCGACCGCTGGTAGTGAAGTATTCCAGTCTTGCAGACCGGGCACGGCATGTTGCCAGCGCCGTAAACGTAATTCGTTTGCGGCAGGTGCCAGCGATCCAAGTCTTTCTTTTGGCTGGCAAACACATTTTTGTCGCCCGCCTTGAGCCGATTTCCGAGGTCCACGATAATGGACTCACGCGCAACTAGCATTTGATCAATCATAACGGTTTTATGTTTACGCTTTTGCATTTGTCAGGCAGCGAACGCGTCACCGCCTCGTTGAATGTCTTATCATCTCCATTGGCGTGTGCCTCGTGGGCAATGCGCTCCTGCATCGTGGTGGTCGTCGGCGTCTCACGGCTGCGATACTCCCGCGCCTTCCGCGCCTTGTAAACCTTGCGCCCTAATTTCCTCATCATGTCCTCGTAATACTGCCCGTTCAAAATCTTGTACCCATCCTCAACCTTTTCCAACCGTCGCCCTTCGTAAAGCTGCGGCTCAAGCCGCTTCGTGTCCGGGGCCATCAAAATCTTCAACGCCTCAATCGCCCGTTGCTCCGCCACTTCCGGCTCCAGCGGCCAACACTTCCGGCCCAGCGTGAACGCATTAACCCGCGCCACATGATCTGAATCCTTTATCGCAAGCATCGTCACAAACGCCTTGCAAACAAAATCCGGCTCCATCCATAAAGATGATTCAACAATGCTCGAAAAAACCGGCGAGTAGGTATTCATTTCTGTTAAGCAAATAATTTCTTGGCGAAAAGACAGATTGCCAGCGGAAGCGTTTCGCTGCTTAGTGAAATACTAAAAGCAAATTGTTTTGGCATAAAATATTTAATGTTTATCAAAGCCATTGGCTTGCGAGTGTTTTCCATGCAAGTTCAACCACACTTGGAATTTGGCCGTCTCCAGCGGACGCAAGTCTGTCCACCCTATTGGCCATCCCATCAAGCTCTCCCAAAACTGCGGGACTGCCACACAACGCTTCGTGTTTGCGTATGCGATCAAGCAAACTTGGTGAATTAATTGAAGTTGCCTTTTGGAATTCAAACTTCTCCTCTTTACACTTTCCGTTAAAACCGTGTACCACTTCTGGCCATCCGACATGCATGGCCTTCGCAAGTATCCACAATCTCTTTCCATCTGTGTCCATGTCGGCGGCGGCACCGCCCAAAACTCCATACCGACAGTCATACCCCAGCAAGGCCAAGTCTCCAAGCACAACTCCGATTCCTCGAACAATGAGGCTTGATGAGTTCTCCACAAATACGTAGTCTGGCAAAACGTCGCCAATGATGCTGATTTGTTCCTTCCAAAGTCCGCTATGCTTTCCTGTGATTCCTGATTTGTCTCCAGCATTTGAGATGTTTTTGCAAGGGAATCCGCCACACACAATGTCAACTTTTCCGTGCCATGGTTTTCCGTCAAATGACCTGACATCGTCCCAGATTGGAAACTTCGGCAGGATTCCATCCCGTTGCCGCTGCAACAAAACACTTCGTCGGTAAGGTTCAATCTCGACAGCACAGACGCAGGCATGTCCGAGAAGGATGCCGCCAAGCACTCCACCTCCTGCCCCGGCGAATAAATGGAGTTCGCGCATGATTCAGACAGGTAGTGATACATTCGCCGAAAGGGTTGGATTCATAATGTTGACCAACGATACCCCACCGCTAGACACATTGCAAGTAAAATATCGACGAATTTGATTCATAGACAAGCGTGGACACAATTGGACAATCGTGCACCGAAATAGACATATATAAATAGAAATCTCCCAAGGGATTTTCCACGCCTCACCCCGCAAGGTCACTTCCGATTCAAAGGTCGAAGCCAGCCACTGAGGATTCGCTATCGCTCATTGCCAGGCTTGTTTCAACCTTTTCATCGGTACAAAACAAAATCACGAAATATGCAACAAAATGACGCAATCACACATACTTGGCACGAAACTTGGGACTTGTATTAAATTAGGGCATTCATAGAGAAACAGAGCAGTTCCGTAACTAGGTTACAGATTTGTCAAGAAAAAAAGAATCCTTTCAACAACTTACTATATCGTCATTTACTTTACCGTTAACGCATCAAGCTTATCGTTAACTATGCGATTGTGCTGTCAGTTGGCACGATAGTTGCCGTATGTGTTTGGCACGCAAATAGCATAGCACGTTTGGCATGAAACTATTTGGCGATTGTTCGCGTGGCTGGCATGTGGAATGATTCAACCATTGTGCGTGATGCTGGTACATTGGCATAGCAATAGCGTATCAGTTTGTTTATCAGTTTGGCATTGGCGATTTGGCGGGCTGGTGGTTTGACGGCTGGCCATGGAAAGCAAAAGGCACCGAACTTGCGTTCGGTGCCGATAAATAATCCGGTGTTTTTTGCTTTTGGCGGATTAATTCAGGGTTAAAACCAACGGCAGAGAATGAATTTGCGCCATCCGGTTGCCGACTTGGCAACCGATTCCAGAACGGCGGAATGATGATTTGAATCACGTTCAATCTTGTCCAGTTGCTTGCCAAGCGCGGCAAGGTTGGCTTCTGCTTTTTCAAATTGTGTCCAATCCACTTTTGCGGGATAGAAATTTCGATAGTCGTTTTTCATAGTCGTTTAATTTGTTTGTATTCCAACAATAATCTATCTGGCAATAAATGCAAGCGTTAATTCAAAAATTCTTTTGCGTATATATATCCGGTCATTCTGTCTGCCTGTTTTCCGGCCCATCGCCCATTTTCCCGCTCAATTATTCGCTAACACAATTGTTTATTCAAATATTGGGATGCTAATCTGTCCAATGTTTACGCTGGTTTTAATTGATTTGAATTTAAATTGAAATAATTGTTGCAAACTTTATTCAATCGCGTATATTGATTGTGTCCCGGCAGTCCCGGGGCGAAACGAAATAAACGACTATTATGAAAAAAGAAATGCAAGTGCTGGTGGAGGTTTGCGGGATTTTTTCCCGCAACCCCACAGTGGACAACTGTGGAGCGGTGGAGCAGGCGCTGGCCAACTTGGCCGAGCTTAACAAATGCCACACGGCCGACGGCAAGCCGGCCCCGGCGTGGAGCCAGGCGGTTCATCCCCACATCTCCGCTTTTGCGGAGATGAGGACGGGATTCATTAACGAGTCCAATCAATTTCAAGCAACCGGCTCTGCAATGGGCCGGAAGTCTTGGCGCGGTCATGATGCAGAGACTCCAGTCAAATGCTACATCAAGCGGCTTAAATGGGTGGATGGTGACTACGACGAGCAAGGCGCGTATTGGGGCGGCGGCAATGGCGATTTCATTTACTGGGCAAATTTTGACATCGGTGAAACCAATGAGGATATTTTTGTCCGCGCGTACACCCGCGACGAAGCCAAGGAGGAAATCCGCAAGCAACTGCCGATGGCCAAATTTTTCAACTAACCTTTAACCTGACAACATTATGAGCAAATTTGCTAAAACATTCACGGAACGGCGCAATCTGCTGGCTGACATAGTCAAAAATCCGCGCGTATGGCCGGGATGCTACGATAAATTAGCAATCACCAATGACGGCGAAATTTTGTGCGCCGATTGCTGCCGGAAAAACGGGGCACGCATCATGTCAGACATTCGCGACAATTGCGACACTGGCTGGCTTGTGGTTGCGCTGACGTATGAGGCTGTGTCTGCCGATGACTGCCGCGATGGACATGACGATTTGATTTCCAATTGCGCGCATTGCCATGCGGAGTTTGGGGAATTTGGCTGCTAATCGGGTTTTACACTCTGGATTCATTCTTGAATTCAGACTGTAGTATCTGACAAACAAAAAACGACTATGAAAACAACTTTACCCGCAACAACGAAATAAACGACTATTATGAAAAACTACAATTCCGCCGGGTTATCAAGTGAATCGTGCGCTTTTTTGGACAAGGCCAAATCGCTTGAGGATGCGTACAAATTGGACAGCGTGAAAGCGTGCCAAAAGGCGCTGCGCATCACGCGGGGCATTGATGAACGCGAACGGCTAGAAGTTATCGACCGGCTTTTGGCGACATGCGGGACGGAAGCCATTGGAGGCGAATGGCAGAACGGTTTTTGGTGCGATATTGTCGCAGCCTATTGCAACACGGGGGACACATACGCCGTTACCGTTATGGCGATTCGGGGCGAATGCCGCTATGATTCAAGCCGGTTTATCGTTTCATCCTTTGGTGATTGGATTGAACGGCATGGGGAAAAGATGGGTGTTCAATAATCGGACGGCGATATTGTTGACACTGAGATTTGGTCAGTAGTTTGATTTCATCACCCTGCCATGGGGAAACGCATGGCAGGCTAATGCAATCGAAGATTGCAGACAACAATTAAAACGACTAACATTACAAATTGTATGATTGAATTATCAAAAAATGCGGGTATCAACTGGGCTGGGCGGTTGAATTCCAACCGCGATGAAAAGACTGGTTTCCGCTATGGGGTGATCAGCCAAAATGAAATCTCCCAAGCGTGGTGCGACAGTGCAGAAGCGGACTACGGTGATCCTCATTGCCCCAAGTGCGGCCGCCAAGCGGACAAGCTGGAAGCGTTCGGTGAAACGTTTGCCAACGGGATACCCAACGAATTCACCACGGAGCCCCACGAATGCGACGAATTTGCTTGCATGGATTGCAACCATGTTTTTGGTTCTGAGTCTGCCTTTGGGGACACGCCTAATGGCTTCTATTATGACGGTGACGGATACGCGGCCGCATGCGGGGAAGATGGTGATATTTTCGTTACTAAATCCCCCTATTTCACGTACGCCCAGTTTTGCAGTCCGTGTGCCCCCGGTGCCTGCTATTTGATTCACCCGGTATCGGCCGAAAATGCGGACAATCGGTGCTACTGCTTTGGTCACGACTGGTTTGAAGATGGCGCTGCCCCGTACCCGGTCTATTCTGTCGAGACTGGAGCCGAAATTTTACCCGCTTAAGACTATGGCCCACCAAGAGGGCAATGAAAAGCTTGTCGTGAATGTTTTCCCGCTTTGAAATATATGAGACTATGCCTCATTTTTGGCCGGTGGCAAATTAGGGTTAATTGGCCGGATACTGGCTTTTTCAGGCTTAAGCAATTCCAGACGAAAAACGGCAAAATGCGGTGGAAAAATTGGGTTTGATTTCATCACCCTGCCATGGGGAAACGCATGGCAGGCTAATGCAATCGAAGATTGCAGAGTAAACAATAAAACGACTAACATTATGGCACACGAATTATCAATTCAAAACGGCATTGCGGAGGTGGTTTGCGGTTCAAATCAAACTCCTTGGCACAATCTTGGCACGGTGGTTGCCGGCCTGATGACCGCGAAAGAAGCTTTGGAAAAAGCGCACTTGGCTTGGGAAGTCGCAGGCATGCCGGTTACCGTCAATGGCAATGTCCTGCCGTTTCCTAACGCTGACAAGCGTGGGGAAACATGGCAGGGTATCACGCGGCAAGACACTGGCGCGTGCTTGGGGATTATGAGGGGTCAATATGAATGCATTCAGAATGCTCAAGCATTCCAATTTTTTGACAACTTGATCGGGCAGGGGGAAGCGGTCTATGACACTGCCGGGGCACTTCGCGGGGGGAAACAAGTTTGGCTGCTGGCCAAAATTGACGGGATCAAGAAAATTAACGGCGATGACCATAAAACCTATGGCCTGATGATTACCTCCCATGACGGCAGCTATGCGTTGCAAGTCCAATATGTAGTCGAGCGTGTGGTTTGCGCTAATACGCTTTCCATCGCGCTGTCCGGCGCAACAAATACTTGCAAGGTCCGCCACACGCGCAACTGGAAGAATGGAGAAGCGGAAGCTGCCCGCGTGCTGAATTTGGGCGAGCATTATTTCAAGCAAGTCCAAATTTCGCTTGAGGGGATGAACGAGCAAATGCTCAATCCTGACCAAATGGCCGAATTCACAAACCTTTTGCTCCCGGCCCGCAACGGCGACGATGACAAGGCGAGCACGCGCACCAAAAATATCCGCTCGGAAATTGCAGGCTTGTTTGAACGCGGCGCGGGGAATTTGGGGAAATCGCGGTGGGATGCATTGCAAGCGGTGTCCGATTATGCGGATCACAACATGACTATCCGGGGGGAAAATTCTACCCGGCTCGAATCATCGCTGCAAGGCGCGGCAGCAACGATGAAACAGAATGCCTATGACATCCTGACGAATGAAGACATCATGGGGAATTTGATGGCGCGCAAGTTCCGGCCAATTCCGGTTGCCAAGATTGAACCGACTGCTGATTTTGGCATTGAACCGCATAACCCATTTTTGGCTTTGCTCAACAACAAGAATTAGGCGGTTGCTTAGTCGTTTCCACCATGCCGGAAGTTACTAACGGCAAAACTTTAAAACAAATAATCAACCGTTTCGCGGCAAAAGCCTGAATCCATGCTGGTTCAAATCCGGCGCAAATTTAAGCCATACCACCGCGAAACAAAACACCACAAAACAACATGACACGACACGAAAGAAAACAAGCGCGCAACCAACGTTTCGCGCAACTGGAATCAATTAAACAAGCTGCCACGATTGCAGCCAAACAGCGTGAGGATGCGGAATTGCAACGGCTGGCTGAATATTTGGCTACGCATCCAGTTTCGACTGGCATCATCCCGCTGGTTGATTATGTTCCTCCCGTGGGGAATTATTGCCGAGCCTGATTTTTACGCCCTGACTTCGCGCAAGTGAAGCCAGGTTGTAACAATCAACTAATAACGACTATATGAAAAAACGCATTCAAGATTTGATAACTAGCCATTCATTTGACCAAGTAGAATCCATGTTGCATCGCGGGTTAATCGGGCAATCCACTTTCGAAGCCTATTGCGCCGTGTGGACATGGATTAATTTTCGCGCATCAAATACGGTCATGGCATCCGACAAGCAAGACCGTTTTTGGGGAAAATATGGCAAGGATGCTTTTTACCGGCGCGTTAATAAGGTGCGTGCCGCCTTTGGATGCGAGCCGCTCGTTATCAATTTTCCGCGTGTAACCCGATGATTTAAACAATATGCCAACTACTCATATCCCGAAACATTTTAACGACTATGAAAATTAAACAATCCGATTATGACTCGCTTAAGCGCGAACTAGCTGCGATTCAGTTGGAAAAAATCGTTGCTCATCGCGCCTTTTTGCTTTCCGACAAGTGCGCCAACAAGCCGAAAGATTTAATGATGCGGCTCCGGTGGGATGCTTTGCATTCGCTTCGCATGGGGAATTGGATGTCTGAAAACTTGTATACCTATTTGAACGATGAACACATTGACACGGCGTTGAAACAAATCGCTTGCGAACTTTGGCCGGATACTTTCAACGCGGCAACCATGGGGAAATGATCTATGCACAATCATCCAACATTAACGCCTGACCAGCTTGGGGAAATGCAACGATTGAAACAGTATTTCCCGTTCCGAATTGTTTTTGGCGCAATACTGCCCGGTGGGGAATTTGCTTGCGGTGCCGTTCTTAATCGCAGAGAGCCGAACAAATTGGCCAGGAATGGCGCAAAGGTTTGGACGCTGGATTCACCAAAGAAACCTTGAACCGTGGGGAATTTGAACCATGAAAACAATACTCGAAACCGAAATTAACGGCCAAACTCTTTATCTGTCAAACGATGGACTTGCCACTGACAGAATAGAAAACGCGAAAGAATTCAGATGCCTTTCCGATGCGACGATTGAATCTGTCCACCTGCGGTCGGATGAGTCTTGGGGAAATTGGGGAATTCGGTTCACGCCAAAGCGTGTTCTGTTTTCCGAGCAGCAATCCATCGTGGCAGGCTATTTCTCCTTTGACCGCTCGCATTGCAAATCTCACCGTTAAATCCGTGGGGAATTCGCAAAATAAAGCTTGCAATAATTAAACAATCAACGTATCATTCGATAAACCATTAACAAGACAAAACAACATGTGTGATTTTCACAGCATTTTAGGCGTTGCCATCGGCGACACGTACGAAATCCGGCATGACGCCAGCAACAGCCATTCCATCATGGCTGGCAGACTGGAGAACAAACCAAACCGCAAGCCAATCATCTTCGAGTCCGAATGTTCGGCAGAAAAAATGATTGGCGGGGATTTGGACTACATTAAATCGTCCATCATCCGCAACTATGGCGAGTGCCCGGAGCCATTGGTTCGCAAGATTGTGGCTCATTACCAAAAGGTCAAAGAGGCGATTACCGATGGCCGACATCTATCATCCACCGGCTACTTTTCTGACACAGAGAAATATGCGGACGTGTGGCAGGAGGCAATGAGTCGTGGAATTATGCCAGACTTTTCTGGCATAACCAAGTTTCATGGCTCCGTGGATGTCCATCAGGGGGCCACGTTCACCGCGCCCGTGCTTAAGGAAATTTCCGGCTCCGTGTATGTCCATCAGGGTGCCACGTTCACCGCGCCCGGGCTCGCGAAGTGCGGATCCGTGGATGTCCATCAGGGAGCCACGTTCACCGCGCCCGTGCTTAAGGAAATTTCCGGCTCCGTGGATGTCCATCAGGGGGCCACGTTCACCGCGCCCGGGCTCGCGAAGTGCGGCTACGTGTATGTCCATCAGGGTGCCACGTTCA